GCCAGTACCAGCCAATCGGCTGGAGGCGCATGAGAAGGTCGGTCACGTTGCCGCGAACGATCTTCGGCATGGAGCCGTTGCCATCGGTGATGCTGTGTGCCTTGGCGAGAGCCTGACGGCCCATGATGTGGGTGCAGTACACGTCCACCGTCGCGCTGGAACCGGTCGAAGAACCCGAGCCGTCCGAGGCGTTCGTGAACACCTTGGCGCGGGGGGTTTCGATGAAGCGGACCGACTCGAACGTGCCGATCTCGCCCTGGTAGAAGGGCATCGCGTTGGTGTACTGGACCGAGCTACGGAAGCCAGCCGCATCGGTTGCCGAACGGAAGTCGAACGACACGTCAGGGTGGATGTAGCCGATGTACGCACCGTTGAAGGTTGCGACGTTGGCTGCACGGAGCTGGGCCACGACCTTGCGAACGTCGTTCGCGGTGATCGTGTCGTCGCTGCCGACCGTTGCGCGGCTCGTCGGGTCGCTTGCGCCACCCGTTGCGTACACGACGTTCTGGCCGCCGGCGAGAACTTCACGGACAACCTGGTCGATTGAGTCGCCAGCGTTGTAACCGATGATGTTCGCAGCAGCAGCGTCAACGTCGAGGAACGACGTGCCACGGAGCTTGGCCGTGGTGACGACAGCGTTGCCGTATTCGGCGAGGGTGACGGTGACCTGCGAGTCGCTCAGAGCGGTCGGGGTAACGTCGGTGACCTCGTTGAGGGTGCTGGTGGCAGCCGCGATGTCCGCGAAAATCGTGAACGTGACGGCAGAACCAGGCATGGACTGCTGGGTCGGCTGCACATCGGCAGCCTGGTCGAACAGAAGTTCCGAACGCAGAGCGAAGTACGCAAGGCGATCAAATGCTGTCTGGTCAACCGAAAGTGAGGAGGTGGTTGTTTCTCCGGCCACTTGGGTTTCCTTTCAGGGTTGAAGTGATTTGGGGGTATTCGCTACCCGAGGGCAGCTCGTGCCTCTGCCATGATCGCTTCGACCTCTGCGGGGGATTCGGCGGCATTGATTCGCGCTGCCCAATCGACTGGTGCTTGTGCTGCGTTGGCTCCCGCAGCCACCTTGGCGGTGCGGTTCCACGCAGCCTGCTCGTCCGCACTTGCGGACACCGGCGACGGTGGGGCGATCAACTGCGCCTCAATCCCTGCTTCTCGGATGGCATCTGGAGTCAGATCACCGTCGTAGCCTTTGACGAAATACTTGAACTTCGCATCATTCGGGTCGATGCCCGCTTTGATGAAAGCGTTCTCTCGTTTGGCTGCGAGTAGTTCCTCACGCTCTTTTCTCAGAGCAGCGAGTTCCTTCTCCAGTTTCTTGTTCACATTCCGCAAAGGGTTGCGGTCTGCAAAGTCGTCATCCTCGTAGTCGAAATCTTCGATCTGGGACATATGGCACTCTCCTTTTTGCCCTCACCACGGCGGAGGACCGTGATGGCTGCATAGTTGTTGGTCGCCCCTTATACACAACCAGCTAGGGGGATTACTGGTCGGTTCCTCCACTCGGGATCGTGGAGAACTTTACACATCAATCGTTGTGTGTGCAACTATCTTGTGCTTCACCCTCGCAGCACGACGACTTGAGTCCGCACTTGGGGCAACGCCAACGACAACCGACGGGGTCGTACTCGACTCCGCAGCCGTCGCATTCGATCATTCGCCAACCGTCCGCAGACCGATGACACCCTGAGCGGTTTCGGCAAAGCCACCACCCTGAGCAAACTCTGCCTGCCGGCGACGGCGACGTGTCTCGATCCGCTGACGTGCAGCAGCGTCAAGACCGAACGTGGCACCGATCTGCTCTTCTTCGCTGATCGCCTGCTCGCCCTGCATGAGTGGCTGGAACAGGCCACGCTGCTGGGCAATCGTTGCAAAGCCTTCCCTTGCGCCAGCAGCGGTGACACCCTCGGCAGCCAGACGCTCGGCCATCGTGGCACCCAACTGGATCCCACCAGCCTGCTTAGCCGCAGCCGACACCTGGACAGCCTCAGCCTGACGCTTGAGAATGTTTGCACCTCGCGTCGGATCCAAGAAGTACGCAGCCAACTGGGCCTCGTTGACCCCATAGAGGGTTTCCATCTGCTTGATGACCTCGGGGCTGGATTGGCGGACAGCCGTGTAACCATTCGCCACGCGGTCGCGCAACTCGACGGTATCCACGTTGCCTTCGATCAACTTCTGGAAATCCGATGTCTCGTCGTAGAACTCGGTCGGAATGCTGTACGCCTGAAATACGTTTCTGTAATTGTTTTCCAATCCGACGTATTCAGATGGGGTTAGTTCGGGCAAGCCTTTGGCGACTCGAGCCGCGTTGCCGGCAAAACGGGTCTTGTACAGATCCGTGCCACGCAGGGAACGAAGAAACTCGTCTTGCGTCCCGCCAGGGTTGTTGACAAGAAACTTGTACGCATCATCGGCAAGACCCTCCAGCCCGTAATCTTTTAGAGCGTCACGCAAAAGTTGCACAGCGTCATCGGACGGTGCAGCGGGGGCTGGGGTCGCAATCGGCGCAGGAGTCGGTACGGGCGGCGGTTCCGCAATCGGTACTTCCGCCGTCGGTTCCGTCGGCGTGGGTGTGGCTTGGTCTGGCAACTCGACATTAACTGGGAGAGTGTCCTCAGGGGGGACAGCGGCCTCAACAGGAGCAGTCGCTTCAACAGCGGGACGACCCAACGGGATTCCACCACCAGCCAAAGCCGCCGCCGCCTCAGCCTCGGCTGCGGTCATCGTTGCCGTAGCAGGTGCTGGTTGCGTAACTGCTACTTGATTAAAAGCGGCCAATGCGTCGGCTGGCAAGGCAGACCAATCAATATTACTGAACGTGTAATCGGTTCTGTCAATATTCGACATTTACTGCACCTTCCCGAAAGCGCGAAGAATCGTGGATGCGGCGTTTCGGGCCAAATCCTTGGCCTGCTCGGTCTTACTCCAACCGTACTGAGTATCGGTGCGGAGTTTGCGTTCCCATTCGCCAAGCGTCATGCGGCGGCGGTTGCCTTTTTCGTCCGTAAAATCTAGCGCAGCACGGTACTTGGGATCCGTCATGTCAACCATGTCCAACTCAAGGGTACGGGCTGCGACCTGATTGTAGGGCTGTGCAATGTCCGCAACCGAGTAGCCCTGATCAAGCAGTTCACCAACGTCCGCTCCGTAAAGAGACTTGACCTGCTTAAGAACTTGGTCACGGTATGAACCAGTCGTCATCTGACCGGTGGCAACACCAGCGATTGACTTGTTCAAGAAATCCGTCGAAGCGTCATAAGCGTAATCAGAATTGATCCTGCGAAGAGTCTGACCGATAGCACCGGACCGCAACTGATCAACCGCACCGACCGTGTCACCTTTGACGATGATCGAACCGACACCGTTCTGCCAAGTTTTATCCTGCATCCCTTGGCGCAGCGATTCACGGGCAAATGCCCTTAGCGAATCTGGCGGCAACGCGACACCAAATTGGCCGAGGGCAAAATCCTGCATGGCTTGCAGGCGGTCACCAATTTCTTTTTGTGCGGTGGAGCCAGGTGTGCGTTCCTTCAATTCCCATTCACGAATAAAATTGTTGGTGTCTTTCCACCATTGACTCGAACGGATTTTGGCATCAAAACGGGTGCCGTCAATTTCGCCACGGGCCAACTGACCCAAAGCCTCATCGACCGTCGGGTCAATGCCGATGTACGCCGCGTATCCCCCAAACTCCTGCTGGATGATCTGTTGCCAAGGACGCTTGTCTTTTTTGACCTTATTGCCTTCGTCCTGAAGCGACGGCGGAATCACGCCAGTCGTATCAACTCCAGCAGTCGCGCCAGCACCGCGTCGATCTTTACGAATCTTGGCGACCCGCTGATTCACATCTGCCATCGTTGCGGCACTCGGCTGACCAGCTGCTTGTTCCGCGATGCGGAATTGCGCTGCTGAAGTAGGAGCAGAAGGAGGTTTCGCAGCGGTTTGCCCGACCGCACCTTGTGCTGGTCGCGTGACGGGCTGACCAGCCGGTACAGGTTTCGGCTCGGTACTAGCCAAGGCAATCGCCGCAGTAGTCGAGTCGGACTGGCGATACTGCTGGGCATCGGCAGGTTGAGAATCAATCTCAGTTTTCAACTGTGTGGCGATGCTTAGGTAATCGGTCGCGTCACCCTTATATTGCTTCTGAAGATCCAATTCTTTCTGTGCCAGTTTGCCCCTCGGGCCTTTTCCAGTATCCGAATAACGATTGGCGATAACGGTGCGAAACGCTTTCGCCCGTAGCAACTGCACCAACGCCAACTCGCGGCGGCGCAAAGCGGGACCAATGTTTGGGCTGCCGAAAGGGATTTTGTCAACCGCCACTTGGGCTTTGTCAAACATTTTCTGCGCGGCTTTGACTGCGTCCTCGGCCTGCGTGGGGTACGCACCAAAATCCTGCTGGGCAAAGAAATCAATGATCTCTTGCTCTTCGGGAGTCAGTTCACCTACGAGTGCCATCAGTATGCCCCCACCAATTTTGCGAGTCGATCAACGGCCTGGATATATCCGTATGCCTCGGTTTCGCCTGCGTACTTTTCTTTCAACTGGTTCATCACCATCGTCTGCGGATCAGCAGGCTCAACCGTTACGCCACCCATTGCCGATTGTGCCTGCTGCTGGTACTTCAGTTGCTTGCGCTGGTACAACTTGGCAAACGCTTCAGCATCTGAATCGTCCAGCCGGCGACCAAGCGTCTCGATGGCGACACGGTTGGCAATGACTTTCAGATCCTCGGCGGATGACAGCGTGTAACGCTTGACCGCTCCACCAGTCGGCTGCTCGTCGGGGCGGCCCTTGATCTGGCTCAACAGATCGTTGTAGTCGGTCTGCGTCCAGTTTGCCTCAAGTAGCAACTTGCTGACCGCAGCCTCGTCGTCCTTCGTAATTCGGTTCGGCGACGGCTTATCTTTCGTATCGTAGTAACCCTTGGCGAACAACGTGTCACGCAGATCGTTCCGCAAAACGTCGTTCATGCGGTTGTACAAAATGTCGTACGGATCGTTGTTTAGGTCGTAGTAGCCCTCACGGGACAATGTGCCATCAAGCTTAAAAATACCAGCCTTCACTTTGTCCTTGCGTTTGTACCCAACCGGAACACCGTAGTAAGACGACTGGTAACCCGTCGAGGACTGGCCTTGCGGGGAGGCGGCAGCAGCCGCAATCGCCTCAAGAATGGCAGCAAGATCGTCGTCGGGTGTTTGCCCCATCGGGGTGGCATCGGTTGTCTGTGCTTTTTTACTCGCCACTTGGATCCGTGTCACTTTCTACTTCACGCGCCAGCACCCGATCATACAACCTGACGAAATCAGGGTATTTCTTCACTAGGGCAATTCCGTACTGCCGAAGCAGGTCGCGCAGGTCGCCGTCCTTGATTGAAGTCAGGCTGTTGCGACCCCGAGACTCCGCGATATCCAGAACCTGGCTGCGAACCGACAGGTAGTTGGCGACAGCATCGCGTACGGGGTTACCCTCAAGATCCTTGTCTTGGACAGCCTGCTCAAGCTGGCTGATCTGCCGGTTGAACTTCTGCGTGTCAAAAGACTGCAACGCCGCAAAACCTGGGTACTTCTTGCCAAGGGTTGTACGCAAAGCCTTCAACAATGCCCGCTGCTCGTCGGTACGGTTGCCTGGGAACTTGTCGGCTGCCTGCTTGTACACCGCATTCGCCGCATTGAACTCGGCCTGATCAATGACCTCTCGACCCGTCTGTCGTTTGCGCTTGCCCTGCGACAACTGACGCGAAAACACAGCCATGTCCACCGTATTGTCATACGGCCCGAAGAGTCCGCCGACATCGCGGTAACGCTTGATCACGCCACCATTTTCGGCTTCCCATTTGCCGTACGCCTCGGTGATGTCCAGCCCACCGTATTGGGACTTGGTCTTTGCGCCGAGGTAAGCGACAGCGTCGGGGTAGAGCGACAGGAAGTTTGACACCGCCGTGTCATAGTCACCACCCTGCTCGGGATCCTGCAACTTACGAAGCTCAGAAGCGTAGAACGCGACCGGCAAATCGCCCTGCTCAAACTCAACCGCTGGCCGCGTCGGACCCATGAACTGCCCAAACGAACGCAGGACGGTCAGGGTTCGGGCGAGGCCGATGGCATCCTCAAACATACGCTCACGGTCGTTGATGTCGGAGGTGTTGTAGTCACCGCTTGAGTAGAGGTGCTGGACTACTTCGACGTAGGTCTGACCCATGACACGACTGGTGTCGGGGCTGTCCCACACGCCCGAAACAAACTTCTGCAACCATGACGGGACAAACGCAGAACCACGAAGATCCGGTGTTCCGTACGGCATCAGGAACTTCTGCACCTCGTCCGTCTTGGGGACGTTACGCAGGATGACCGACGCGGGGATCTGGGCTACGGGACCAAGACCAGGCGACAGCGAAAAACCCATGCTGAGGGTTTGGATCGGGGCGGTCAAAGTGGCATTGACTGCGCCAGCGTCCGAACCAAAACGGTTGAGAACCGGCACTTTGTTGAGAGCCTGCGAGACGGGGCCAGTCAACAAACCGATGAACTTGTCGGATAGCGGGTAGTTGAAAACGTACTGGCCAGTAACGGGATCCTTGTAGAAAAAGCCACGACCGTCGCCGTCAGGGTCGGCACCCTTGGCACCTTCGACCATGACGTTGGCGCGGCGAAGGATGCGTGGGTCGCTGACAACGAGTTTCGTCCACGTCTTGAGGATTTCTCCCCATGCCTGACCGAACGGTGCGATGACGCGGGCAACGTCCGTCAGGTTGTTGCGGTCGGTTGCGTTGTACAACTCGCGCTTGACAGCATCCAAAGCGTGGCCCTTGGCAAACTCGTCCAACTGCTCAATGTTGAGGCGGCCAGCGCGGGTTTCATCAACAGCCTCAAGTTTCTTCCACAACGCCTTGGATCCGACGTATTGCTCCGGCTTGATGCCGAGCCGATCAGCCGTTTGTGCCACGCGGGTGCGGAGGGTTGCGATGGTTTCACCAGAAGCCACAGGCAGGATCGTCTCAACCTGCTCCCAGTAACGCTGACGGAACAACGGCGAACGGTCAAGATACGCAGTCGTGCGGCCAAACAACTGGCCGAAAAACTTGTCAACTGCGCCATCCATACCCTGCAACGTGCGGCGGGCTGACTCGCTCTGAGAACCACGGGTCAAACGGCCAGCCGAAACACGCACCTCGTACTTGATCTTGCTGGGCAGAAGCGGAGCAGTAGCCTGATCATCGAGCAGACCGTTCATCGCCCGCTTGAACGCAGCCGTCGGGTTGCGGTTCTCATCCCACGCATTATTCAACAGCACCATGCGGCGGTTGCCCATATCATCAACCGAAGCGACACGACCGTAAGTGACCTCTTCGACGCGGCGGCCACGAACACGCTTGGCTTCACGCTTGACGACGTACACCGTGCCGACATCACCCTTGCCAGGGCTGGTGAAAAACTTGCGAAGGTCAGATGTTTCCTTTGCCGTCAGCACCAACTCGTCACCGTTGCGGACCAAACCGAACGCGGCAACGTCACGCAGAATGTTGTCCGGCAGCGAGCCAACCTCGCCAGCCTTCAGGTTGAGGCGACCAGCAACGTAACGGTTGACGTAGTTACGAAGATTCCGCTCGTCAAGCATTGAGGCTTGAACGGTCTTGACTGCACCCGTCTCATCTACAAAACGGACACCAGCCTCAAACATTTCGTTAATTTCGTTCCAATGGGTGCGACCCTCTTGGGTTTCCCTAAACCAACGCATGACGGCTTCTTCATCCGCACCACGGGCAAGCATCCGCCCGACCGGATCATCATGCAACTGGCGCAACTCGTCGGCGTACCCCGCAATGTATTCAGTACGATTCGTCTTGGCTGCGGAACGGAAATCGCCCGAACGGATAGCCCGCATCTGGGCAGCAACTGGGTCACCGCCGTAACGGTGGTAGGAGTTACCGATGGCAGCGATGTATTCCTCATGGCTTGCCCGCATGAACTCATCAAGACTGGCAACCTCTTCAGCCTGCTGGCCACGAACCAAGAACCTGTTCGGTGCGTCCAACTGGTATGCCTTACCGAGAACGTCACCAGCTCCCTTCCAACCCGATGCCCACATGATGTGCTGAAGTGGGTGCTTAAAAATCGACGTGCGGGACAGCAACGTCATTCGGGCTTGGGCCTCTGCGATGTTACGAAGGACGTAACCACCAGTCATCAGGGTCAGCGGTCGCCACACGTCTTGCTGGATGAACTCGAGCATCGCCGCTGGCAGGCGCAACTGACCAGCCATCTCGGGGTTGGACTTACGGACACCCGTCACCCATCCGAGGCGTGACTGCAAACGACGCACTTGGCGTGGATCAGGCAGGTAAAGGTGGCGCGACAGCATTTCGGAACGCAAACCAGGCGAAGCCAACACACCGCCAGTCGGCACCAATTCGCCACCCTCATTGGGCAGCAAAGCCTTACCGAAACCGAAATCGGTAACATTCCCAGCCTCGTCAATCGCGTAGAGCGACTGTTCAGAGATGTTGCTGTAGTAAGAGTTGAGCAGTTCGTCAGCCAGATCGCCATCAATGCCAGAACGCACCAGTCCTTCGCGGACCATGCCACGGAACTTCTCGGCAACCTGATACAAATCGGCTCGGGCCGTGCCACGCGGCGGCAAGCCGATGGACTTGAACCGCTGCTCGACCCCATCAAGACGGGTCTGCGCCTCTTCAAGTTGTTTCGCTAAAGCACGGGCTGCTTTCAACGACTCGCCTTCCGTGCCGGACAACGCCAGACCGACCATCGCGGTGATCTCATCCTCATTAAATCCAGCCAATTCATCAACACGACCATTAAGCGCATCTTGAATAAACTCGGAAATGTTGTTGTCCAGACGACGTGCATTGAGTTGCGCTAATACTTCTGGGTCGCGGGTGGCATCAATGATTTCGTCAAATCTCAAACCCTCAAACTCACGCCCAAACAAAAATACTGGGTCGAGCCAATCACCCGCACTTCCGAACACTTTCAGACCAGCAAGACGAGTCCCTTTTGCCTGCGTTCCCCCCTTAAGAAACAATGGTCGCAAGGTGTCAATAATGTCCGCGTTACGGATGAACTCTTCAGCAAATTGAGCTGTGTTCATCGCAGCACCAACATCGCCCATATTGGACATTGCTTCATCGACTGCCACCAGTCGCCGCTTCGTACCACCCCTGTATGTGCCACCACCAACATCGGAGCGGGATTCACCAAACTTCACCCAGCCACGCTTGCTGTATTCCCGAGGATCTATCAGTCGTGCAATGTCATCGGCCTCGCCTCCGAGGCGATTACCGAACCGGTCATACCCACCTCGAGCATTACGAACGCCAACCTTGAGTGCTGATACTTGCGGTCGCAAAGTCTGGGGGTCAATTCCAATACCTGCCGACCGCATCCATTCGACCGCAGTCTCAAACGTGTTCCGCAGTTGACCCAACTGATTCGGCTGACGCAACCACTCACGCAACGATGCACGGGTAAAGTTCTGGTTTGTTGCGCTTGGACCGAAAAAAGTCGCAACAAAACCTTCGGCAACAGCCTTCTGGGAAACAGCGGTTGACTGATCCTGAAGCGCAATCAGATCTTGGAACGCAGTACGATGCTCGTCATCCAACGCGGATTCAGCAGCAGACTGCAATTTAGCGATCCGCTCCGACTTGACCTGCGGATCCATCACACCCGTGAATGCTCGGGCAAACTCTTCAATCACCGGCGCAGTCTCAGCCTCTGTGTACCCAGTCGCCCGCAACCAGCGATCCACGTTCTCGACGGCCTCGTCAATGCCGCGATCCGATGCCCGCAGCGAAATGGCACGGGATGGCATCTTGTCAAACAACTTCGTGATTCGTGAACGCTCCGAAACTGACGGCTGTCCGCTGAAGATTGACTTGTACTTGATGTCATCAGTCTTGATAAGACCCGACTCAAGTCCGAGACGCGGAGCCAACACCGCCCGCACGTCCTCAACCGTCTTGGCATCGGTCAACGCCAACTGGGTACGGGTGGAAACATTCGGCAAAATCTTGCGCGTATCAGCAAGTGTCGCAGTCTCTGCCAATTTCTCGGTGACGCGGCGACCCGCACCAGAGTCAAGCCAGTTACGAGCCTTTGCGGGATCAATATTTCGTGCCGTGGCATACACACCACCAGCAGCAGTCAACGCATCTTCGGTTTTTGCAGCACCCGTAATTCCCTCAATGACATCGTCGGCAAGCGGCAGGATCTTGCCGCGTGGCCCCCAGCTCGTAAGACCCCTTTTTGTCGCCCCAACCGCGCTAGCCCCTGGGACAATGTAGTTGATCGGGTCGCCAGCAATAACAGCAGCAGCGTCAACCAAACCAGACAAAATGTTGTACGCCTCTGACCCAGGTTCGGCAACAAGCGCAGCAGCACCACGACCAGGAGTCCAAGCCTGCCCACCAACCGTTCCACGGTAACGCCTCGCACGATCAGCCTGATTCTTCTGCGCTTCGCCACCGATGAAATAACCCGAGCCAGACTTTTCGCCATCCTTGATCAACGATCCGAGTGATGTCGAGATAAAGAAACCGTTTGCAACGCCAGGGTCACCGCCCGCAAATACCTGACTAGCGACATTGACGACACTCTCATATGGCAAAGCCAAACCCGCAGCCGCATATTTGACACCAGTACGAAACGCTCCACCGATACCTTTCGGCTTGTCGGCTGCCGCGATACGGGCCTGACGTTCCGCAGACCCATTCACCAGACGCTGCGCCTCTGCTTTGGCCACAGTCTCAATCGTCTGCTCCGACGCATTTGACTTGGCAAGCGACAAAGCGACACCAGGCGTGATGTGCGGATACAAACGGTGGATCGCACCGGCACGATTCGCAGTCTCAAGCGTGTTGCGCTGTTGCGCTAACTTCTTCTGTCGCTCTTCTTCGTATTTGAGAGCCGCTTCTTCGTCACGAAAATCCGCAGCAAACGGCATCAGATACCGCCGTCACGGAACGCGCTGATCAGATCCGCAAGGTCATCATTCGGGTACATCGAGTAGATCATCTGCAACTCATCCATAACGGGGTTCTGTGGCGCAATGTATTTCGGAATACCAGCCTGCATCGCGTTACGACCAGGTCCAAAGTCAACACCATCGGTGATCGGACGATTGTTCTCACTCGCACGGAACAAATCACCCGCTTCACCAGGCACGGGACGTGGCCTTGCCCGCTCCGCGATCTGCTGGGCCTGCACCTGAGCCGGCGCGGCACCCATCGGAACCGCACGTTGCGCTTCCATCTGGCGTGTCCCCTCACCGTAGGTCTGCCCAGGCACAACCTGACGTGCGATCTTCGCGGCAGGATTACGCAGATCCGAACGATTCGGATACGACTCGACGTTCGACATTTAGGCAGCACCCCCAAGTTGAGCCAACAATGCTTCGATCCCCTGCGGTGCAGCAGCAGCGGCGGCCTCTTCGGGCGGCACGGCAGCCTGCATTTCCGCACCCATACCAGGCATCGCCAAACCAGGCATCGTCTCAGGCGAACCCTGCGGAGCCTGCTGCGCTTGACGTTCCTGCGCGCGTTCGTTCGTTTTACGCACAGCCTCATACAAGCTGACGTTCTGCTCGACAACCAACTGCGTCAAGTACGCAAGATCGTCCGGCTGATACGGCCCCTGCGGGTTGGCGGCTTGCTGTTGGATGCTTGCCAGCAACGCAGCCTCGATACCTTCCGCCGTGATGCGATCCGCCTCAAGTTCGGGGTCTGCGATCAGCGGATCTGCTTCACGCGCCGACTCTTTTGACATGAGTCCAGTACCCAGACGCTGACCGAGGCCGATAACCAAACTGTTGACATCGGTTCCCGACGCGGGGTAGGTGACGTAGTGGAAGTCGGACTCCCACAGTTTGTCTGCCGTGTAGTCAGTCTTGCCTGCGTTCTTGTGACCGGCAATAAAGAACGACTTCGGTTGGCTGCCCCAGTACGCTTTTTCGATAGCGATAGCGATGCGATCCTCTTCAAGCATCGATGACTCAAACGTCGCTTGTGCTTCTTGCACACGGAAGTCCACCGTTGCTGACAACACAGACTCGCCGCGACGACCGGTACGAATGTTCGTACCTGATTCGCCGCCAAACTCAGCAGGGATCGCACCCTCAAGACGTTCCTGACGTTCGATACGGTCAAGAGCAACGTCGGTTTTGTAACCAGGGTTGGTCTGCAACTGCTGAATGTCGCCACCCTTGACGATACCGAGCTGACCGATCTTGCCGTCAGCGACCTGAATGATCTCAGGGTTCTCAGCAGGACGCGCAACAAGGTACTCGTCGGGGAAAATGCCACGTTCGATAGCGATTTCGGTAAGTGCCTGCAACCTCGCACGGGTGTAGTACATACCCAACACACCGTCGAACTGGCCGCGTGGACGATCAAGGGTGATGCGCTGCGGCACAACCGCCAACGGCATACCCGTGCGGTTGATCACACGCTCAAGTTCCATCACCTCGAGAACGCCCGTGATGTTTATTCCGAAACTCTTTTCCTCACCCAAGACGCAAAGAACGATCTCGTCGTAGGAGACGTACTCAAGGAGGACAAACTTGGTGTCAGGGCGGACTTTACCCATCCGCAGTTTGCCGGCCACGATTCCGCCGTAATTGTCAAACAACCATTTGGCTGTTTTGGTGTAAGTGAAAATGCAGTCATAGGGAACGGGGTTGTCTGGATCCTCATCGGGGCAGGGGAAGGTATCCAGCGGGTTGCGGACGTGCCACGTCGGCACCAACCGCTTGAAATCAGGCTTGATCACAACAGGAGCAGAAGAGTATGCAAGCAGGTGCCTCGCACGACGCTTCATCTTCATCTTCATCCGGTTCTGATCCCAGATCGACAGCATCGCCTTCTTGCGTGTACGCGCCATCTCTTTCGCCCGCTCGGATCCTTCACGCAACGGCGGGAAATACGGCGACGGCATAGTCGAAGAAACACGCATCGACATCTGGTCAAGACCAGTCACCAAAAGGTTTGCGACCGATGCCTTCGCGTTGCGATCCAACTCATTCAACGGTATGACAACATCGCCGTTTGCCAACTCACGCACATCACGCATCTGTTGAAGCACCGGCCCTTGGGCCTCAAGACGCTCCCTGTACAGCGCGACAATCTCTTCTGCTGTGATCATTTACCGACGCTTTCAGACATGGCCGAAAAAATCATACACTAGACAGCCAGCCACGTCGGTCGCCATTGACGCGGCGGTGCTTTCAGCGGACGCAACTGCGGCAGGTGCAACTCGGCAAACCAATGCGCCATGACAAGGTCAGTACCCCGCTTCTTGTCGCGGGTCCAAGTACACATCTCGTCCACAAGAGCCATCGTTTTCCAGTTCTCCACCATCGTCGGCAGCCGGATCGACCCCGAACGCCACAGCGGAGGCAACAAAGCCTCGACACCGAGCGATTCGTCCAGCTTGTTCCGCGATGTGGTATGCGGAACCACGTTCACTTGATGCAAAGCCTGCCAACGACGCACAAAATCGTGGGCCAATAGATACCGCTGGGCCGCGTTGATCTCGATAATCCAATGGGTGATCGGGTAGCCCAAATCAACAGACCGGTTCTGCCACTCTTCCATGATCCCCGAATACTTCCCCGAAGCCACGTCGTAACCCAACAGTTCTTCGGCGGTCATCTTCGGACGCTCAAGGTCAATCAGATACCGCAGGTTCGTCTCGGGCTGGAACAGCCACCACTCCACACCCCAAAAGTTCTGTGCGGACGGGTCAACCGAAGCCACGGAAATGATCGGCGGGTGCAGATACTGGGGGATGTGACCAGGTCGGCGGCCACGGTCAATGCAGCCTGGGTACTCGACACCGTCCTTGCCGACCCCACCCACCGCATGGACACGGTCGATCAAGGCTTCTTCGATGTCGATGTCCTCTTGCTGGTACACCACCCGAAACTTGTTCGGATTCGAGTGCCGAATGTATGACAGATCCTTCCACGACAAACGGAACGGATCCAACAACGGACCCTCAGGCCACGCCAGTGCGTCCTTACGCCGCGACTCAGGCCCAGTATCCAGTTCCTCGTAATACGCTTTGTAGACGATGTGGTGATACTTCTGATGCTTCGTCGGTTCCCGCTCCGCCCGCTTCGACACATCCGTAACATCCGAACCGTCATACCCGTCCTCGTCTAGATCGTCGTAGGTGTACTTCGCCAAACAATGCGCGTACAGGTCATTGCTCGAAAGACGCTGACCGATCACCACCAACAGTCCACCTGGATCGACGCGGGCCTCCGCCATCGAATCCCACCGCTCGATCAGCTTGTCACGGGACGCAGAATCTTTCGCGTTCTCTGTCGTCGCAACGTCATCATACAGACACAAGTCGGCGCGGTGACCAATGAACTCCGAATCGATACCGTACGCGGCAACAGTCGGTTCCTTGTTGTCCAACCCGCCAATGTCCAACTGCTCGACAATGAACTCTTCGGCTCGCCACATGGAGCCGGCAGCGGCAGGCTTGAACCGCCCATAATCCGTAGCCAAACACCCCTCGGCATTCAGAGCCATGCCCTTCTTCACCAACTCAGGGTCAGGCTTCAGAGGGTACGACCGCTCGAGAGTTTCACGGATACGCCGCGAATACTGCTTCGCCAGTTTTTCTGTGTTCGACCCGATCAGCACACGGATCCCACGGTTGCGGACAATCGCCCACACAGCCACATCATGGAACAACGTGGACTTGCCAGCACCAGGCGGACAATTCAGAACAAGATGTTCCTTCTCCTGAGACTCCAAATACTGAACAATCTTGTATGCGGCCTCAACCTGCCACGGGGAGGGGACGCGACCGAGGTACACCCGTCGGAAATAATCAAAATCCTCCAACCCCTTCTTCGCCCTCGCAGACAACCGAGAAGCCGGAATAACGGGTGGCAGACCATCCTCCACCTCCTGCACGATCTTCAGCGCAGTACGGTTGTAGTCCTTCGCCTTCGCCTGCACCTCATCAAACTCAGCGATCTTCGCCTCAGCAACAGCTTTCCTCTTCTGGGCATCCCAACGCTGACCCGTGTTGTAGTTGATCCCCGCAACCTTCGAGGACTCCTTGATCGTCAGACCCGAAGCGCGGGCCTGCCAAAACCTTGCAACATCCTCAACCGGAACAGTACGTTTGCCCATTACCGCCCGAACCGTACTACGGCAGATGGGAACGGTGCCGCATTCGGGCCATCATTGAACCGCAACCTGCCCCGAAGAAATGTCACGCTTGCACCACCATCAATAACGAAATCATGCCACCAACCAGTATCGGTCCGCGCAGGAACAACACACACAACAACACAACCAGCCCGTGAACTAAACAACGCTTTCTCCATCCATCTACCAATCCCCCGACCATACGGAGGATTCAAGAACACCGGCTCGCCCCCAGCATCCGCACACCAATCCCGCAGAAAAGCATCACGCCGCGACACGTCAGGATGATCGGGGCCATACCAGTTACCTGGCACAAGAGTCGAACATTGAAGCGCAGCAGCGTCCAACTTAAATTGGTACTCCCCATTCAACTGCTCAAACAAAAAACGCGGGGTACGCCACGTTTCATCAGCCGAACTGAACGCTTGCGGAGAAGAAAAAAAGCCCATCAAAAAATCCCTTCAAGATGGTGGAATCATACAATACGACTCTGGTATCTTGCCGACGCAACTCACCAAGTCCTCACCGCTGGGAAGCAGGCGAGGCAAGCACGACCCTCACCCCACTCACAAAGCATGGGAAGTGGGATGGGTACAAGTGGCCGGTAACGGGGACCGCCCTCCCATGCACAAACGCCTGCAAGCGAACCTAGTACCGAGACAAAGAACGGAAACTTGCAGATACGTCGAGGGGGATAAGAAACAAAACGGTGTCGGCTAAAACTCTTGGTCACGGCCACCGGTCACTAACTGTGACGAAGCGTGGGGGGGACTAAACAGCCGTGCCTGCAACCGGCCTGGTGGCTCCCGCGCTTCGCTTGGGCTGACGCGCCGCTGACGCGGCTTGTCGGCACAGAAGGAAGGTTGGATCGACCGACAGGCCAGACGCTGCGAGTGCCAGATTGTTGCACGGTCGAATTGCAAATGAGAACCATTCTCAACCATTCCACGATGCGGAATAGCAACACATATCGGGAAGAGGTAATACCCCCTACCCGCCCGCGCGTGGCTCGGCAGACCCCCAGTCGATGGGGTGCCGGCTCGCTCGATTCTGCCCGCCCATAACAGCTCTTATGTAAAATGGCAGCCGATCGGACAAAACATCGCCCGAAATACCCTCCTCCCGCACCCGATACGGCGCGACAGACCCCCCCCGCCGGCGGCAATCGACCCGCCCGCGCATGATTCCCGCCTACGTTCCGTGCCACGTTCTGGCCGTTCACGTTGCCCACGTTCTCACCCGCATTGCCGCCCCCCATGCAGCACAAAGGCCGCCCCACCCGAAAGCGAGACGGCCCCTATGCCGCTAGTGGTATGACGTTTCAGTTAGGCGGCAAATCTTCGCCGCATTCACGACACTCAACCCCGCACGAACAATCACGCGCGAAATCACCACACGACCGACACCGGCCCGCCGACGTGATGCCGACATACTCAACCGCCGCCCCACACGCCGCACACACCTGCACCACGTCGAGCCGCACCCGATCAGACGACACCCACGCCCGACCCCGACCCGCGACAGGCTCGACCAGGTAGTCACGCCGCCCGAACACTTGCCGCACGTCGTGAACGGTAACCCGAACCGAAATAGGAACCCGATCCGATGTCAGATCGAGCGACCCAACCCGCCCCAACAGCTCGACAACCTCCGCCGCCGTCACCCGTTACCCCTAACAATCACATCGGCCAACGCCGCAAGCGTCACCGCGTCAGGGTCTACCCGATACCCTTCGCGCGGTTCCCGCGAGACGTGAGACACCGACACCCCGACGCACGCCGCGCCAGGTTCAGCCCCACAACGCGGGCAACGATACCCCAACCACATCGGACGATTCACGCCGTCACCGTCCCCGCGTCGAAACTAACCACCGTCGCCGGCTGACCTTGTGCAGCATCGAAGAACCCCGAAAACGTGACCGAATACTTGCCGACCACTTGAGGCACCGCCGTTTTCAACCGACCGCCCCAGGTATGCCAGTCTGCCAACGCGAGCCGCACAACGTCGCCCGCCGTCTCAATCTTCACGGCCTTTATCGTCTCCCGTGCTTTGCCGTCGATCGTGACAAACACAAGCGGAGCAGCCCCGTGCCACTCATACGCCACCAACGACCCCGCCGGCGAAACCGTGACAGTCAACCCCGCCGAAACGATGTCCGCCGCCGTGATCGCGTCGAGCTTGTCAGCCCCGCCGAGATCGTAGGCCGCCGTTCCGCCCGTATTCGGAGCGTGAAACGCGAAAGACCCACAAAGTGGGCAAGTACCGACACCGTCGGCCACCTTCCCACATCTAAAACACTCTGCCAACATGACTATTTCCCTTCTACTTGTGACGACGACGGCCAGACGACCGCCGCGAACGTGAACCCAAGCCCGACGAACACGCCGAACCAACTACCCGCACCCTCATTAGCCGCATCGAATGCACGACCCGCGCCGTACACCCCGACCAACCCAACGACCCAACGAAACCCGACGACAACCGCCGCCGGCAACCGTCGAGCCGCCCGCCGTGGCGGATTCTTCCACCCATTAGCCACCGCAAAACACGACGGGCAGACCCGTTCCGCCATCAGATAGCACCAGTCATGCGAATGACACCGACCCCCGCACCTTTCGCACCTCATGCGGACACCCCCCGACGCACTTGGAGCCGTTGCCACGTTGCCGCAGCACCCGCCCCGCCATGCCGTAGAAAGGCAATGTCCCGCACCCGCGAGCCAGGGAGACACGCCGCACACGACGCACACGCCCCCACGGTAGGCCCATGATCGAGCGAGGCCCGCCGACCGTCCGCCCCGACGACGTACGCCGGCCCGAGATCATCTTCAGCCCATACACCCGACGCGGGACAGATCAGACCCACGGCCTTTTCACCCCGCACCGAATCAACCACGGCCCGAAGCAAAGCAAGCTCGGCGCGATCCTTCGCAAGGTATGCCACCGGCAAGCCGTAACGCGCCGCCGCTACAGAATGCGTCCCGACGTTGTCAGCGTCTACCGACACAAACCACCGCGCATTAGCGGGCAACGATGACCGCCCGAAAAGGTTAGTGAGATACCTAACCGACCGCGTATAGCCCCAAAACGAAACCGACGGCCTCGCCCGCTGAACATCACGCACCGCCGACGCGAACCACGGCGCGAAAAGATCACCCGACGACAACCACCGAAACGACGGGGACGCGACACCCGCCGCCACTTGCAGCGCGTAAGAACGATCTACCAACGCCGTCAGCGCGTCCACGACGGCCCCTTGTCCGTATTCCTTCAGCCGTTCGAGCGTTGCCAGGTTGCGCGAAACCATCTCCGAAAATGCCGCGAACGGCCCGCCTTCCATGCGTGCCGCGTAGCACGACTGGCAAGCGTTCACCGAGTATTGCGGACAAGTTCCGCCAATCTCAAGCGGCCCCGAAGGTAACCCGAAGGCGTTAGGAATGATCGAGACAGGCCGCCGACCTTCCGCCCAATAACCCGCCGGCCCCGTCTTGGAATCCGCGTGAAGCTGAAGCGGCCCCGCCGGAGTTTCGACCCGCACCCTAATTGGCCGATCCGATAGCGCGACCGTGGCAACGTGTGCCGACCTTTTGAGTGTCGCCGTAGTCATGCCGCACCGCCAACCACGTCACCAACAACGCGACCCGAGGCCCGCACAATGTAGGCGATGATCTCGCAAGTATCCGGCCCCCATTCTTTCCCGTTCAATACTTCCGCTATCTGATCGAGCCAACCGAAACCCGCCGACCACAACCCCGCGACGATCTCGGGAACCTGGCCCGCAATCGTTGCCGCCGTGATCGAGTGAACCGCGCCGCACGTTTCCCGATACTGCAAAACTTCGAGACAATCCCCGCACAACACGCCGAAACACTCAACCGAAGGCGTATCCGCCCACAATCCCGCCCCCGTCATGTCCTGCCAGGTGGCAACCTTCAGCGCAAAAGCTTCAGCCCCGCACCCTGTACAAATGGCCATGTTCGGCCCCCTTCCTGGCCGACCCAATGCCGGCCACACGTCATTATGACATGAGCGTATGACGCTTAGCAAGTAATGACGCTAAGAACATAACTACCCCCGCCGCGTAAGTGTGCTGCCACCGTCGCCGGCGCGCCGATCATGCCCCACAATGCCCGCATGACCGCGCCGAAGATCGAGCCGCCCCGCGCCAAGCTCGCCGCCGATCACCTTGCCGACCGTCTCGCCGTGATCGTCGGCGGCCCGATGACACCCCCGCGCCATGCCATAACTACCCCGCTAATTAGTTGCGCGACACAAACAACCCAGACCACCACCCTCGGACGGGCGGCCACCGATCCGGCCACCCTCGAGCCGGCGGGGGACTTTCACCACTAAGGGCGAGCTGCCCGAATGCGTTCACCACTAAGGGCGACTCATCAAACTGAGACACACAAAGTCTGATAGTCTCACGCTCCGAAACCCCGCGCCGACAGGTATCCCCTTCCCTGCTCAGGCTGCGGGGTTTCTTTTTCTCCTGAGAAACTGCACCAGCAGGACATCACGCTTGGAGAAATTGCAGGATCGGCAGCAAGCCTCGAGGTTCCCGACCGAATGCCGACCACCCTTGGCTATCGGGACACGGTGATCGATGGTGTCGGCAGGCAGACCACAGATGTAGCAGGGCCGCCGGCGCAGCCTGCGAATGTCAGCCTCGGTGACCAGGAAGATCCCGTTTTCTTTCAGCCTTCGGTCGCGGCGCATACGCCCAGCATGAACACGATCATGGTGCCGCTTGCGGTACGCGGCCATGTCGGCACGGATCTTGTCCCGATTCTCGGCTCTATACAAACGCTTGTATTCCTGACGCTGCTCGCGGTGCGTCTCGGCGTAGCGTCTAGCAGCTTCCCTCGAACGCTCCAAGTTCTGGGTCCGGTAAAGCCTCAAGTAGTGACGATTGCAGAGTCCCTTGCCCTTGGCGGGCAGGTTGCACTCTGATTCGCTGCAATTCCCTCGCCGCTTGCGCGTCACGTTCAGATTGTAGACCGCGCCGTTCCTTCGGTGTCAGGCCACCCCACATCCCGAACCTGCGCGGCTGCTCGAGTTCGTTCCGCATCGCCTGCTCAAGGCATTCCTTCTGCACTTCGCACGTTTCGCACAAGGCTCGGGCCTCCCGAAACGCCACCTTGTCGCTGATCCCCACCAGGTCTGGGAAGAACACGGTGCCGGCAACCCCGACACAGTTCCCCCGACGCATCCATCTAGGTCTTTCGATCATCTTTTCCCCTTGCTTTCTTCCGTTGTTTCGTGTTCATCTGGTCATAACGCCGCGCGTTATGGCAGTCGCAGGCGCAGAACGCCGTGTCCTCAACAGACCAGATGGTCAATGCCCGAGTGACGGTGCCACAATGCTCACACACGACTATGACATATCTGGAAGGCTTGGCATCACAGAATCTAAACGCCGTTGCGCTATGGCAACATAATCGTCGTTCAATTCACAACCAATGTAATTCCGCCCGTGTTTCAGCGCGACAACGCCGACCGTTCCAGAACCACTAAACGGATCCAAAATCGTGTCATCAATTCTGCTCGTTGCCAAAACACAAGGTTCCACCAATGCTTCGGGCATTACAGCAAAATGCGCTTCCCGAAATGGCTTAGTCGTGATCGTCCACACAGACCTTTTATTTCTGGTGCCTTTGTCTGTGTATGTGTTCCCGGACTTTGTCGCGTGTTTCGGGTCGTTCGAGTCACCGTATTTTGAGCCGCCGAACCGGATGTTGGTTTGTCCTAGTTGTGCTGATGGCTCCGCGATTGCTTCATTGTTGAAGTAATATCGTGCGGATTTTGTCAGCATGAATAGGTATTCGTGAGATTTGGTGCAGCGGTCGCGGACGCTTTCTGGCATCGGATTTGGTTTGTGCCAAATGATGTCTTGCCGCAAGTACCACCCATCTGCTTGCAGAGCAAACGCTACGCGCCACGGAATGCCCACAAGATCCTTGTGTTTTATGTCCGTGCCGACAAACGATGAAGACATCCGGTTTGCTGCGCTGCCTTTCGGAACCAAGGTTCCCGTGTTAGATCCACGAACCGTGTCTGGAATTGCTTTTCCGTCGCGGAAACTCGCGTAACTATCGCCCAAATTGAGCCATAGCACACCATCGTCAGATAAAACCCGATGTACTTCGCGGAACACAGATACCAGTTCAGCGATGTAATCGTTGGGATTCTGCTCTAGCCCAATTTGCCCATCATGGCCGTAATCCCGCAACCCCCAGTAGGGAGGTGACGTTACGCAGCATTGAATTGACCGGTCAGCAATTTGTGCCAGCGTTTGGCGAACGTCCCCTATGAGTATTTTGTACTCGTTCATTTGGCCCAACGATCAGAACGGATCTTCGTCGAGCAGTTGCGCGTCAGGGAACTGCTGTTTCACCTGCTTCATCGTGTTCTCGGTCTGGTCTGCGTACGCGGGGCGGAACCGCACGTCGAGGGCAACCGACTCGGCAACGATGTCAACCGACATACCCTTGCCGCCGTCCTTGCGTTCGTACGTTGACTTCTCGAGACGACCGTGGACTGTGACACGCACACCCTTGGTGATCGACGCTGCGACGTTCTCGGCCATGTCACCGAAAACCTTCACGTCGTGGAACGTGGTCTGCTTCTTGTCGTCCTTGCCGTATGACGTGGCAACAGAAAACACGCAGATTGCGGTCCGGTTGTTGGTGTAGCGGATCTCGGGATCCTTCGTCACGTTTCCCGTGATGATGATGGTATTCATTGCTCCCCTTTCAAGGTGAGGTTGATCTGCTGCCACCGTTTCTTGCGGCAGCTATGTGTTGGTGGTACTGACAGTCGAACGAAAACTTTCACGGAGACACCGCAGAACCGGCAGACCCATTCGGACTGCTTGTTCGCCATTGATGCCACGGTGATAGTCCCCTCTCGACGCTGTAGGTTCTCAACGCTAGTGCCGCGGTGAGATTGATTCGTGGATTCAGAAGATCCTCACGATCTTTGATGATGCCCAGGTCACGAAGATACCGAACCCATGACACATCATTGATCTGAAGTAATCCCCAGTCTTGGGAAGTTACCTCGCCCTTCGTATTACGGTTCCTCCCGATGCTTGTTGGCTGACACCGGCTTTCGCGGTGAAGCACCAGCCTGAGCATCCATCGGTCGGATTTCGGCCAACCCACCTTCCTGGCAAGGTTGACGTACTTGGTGCAGATATCGCTGTTGCGGCCCTCAGCGGGGCTTCCAGCGGCCTCTGCGGGGCTTGTGGCTAGTAGGGACAGGGACAGGATTACTGGGGTCAGGATGCGTTTCCGCATGATGGCTCCTTTCGACAACGGACAAGGTCAGTTAGTTCCCATAAACCTCCGATCTGTATGACACAAAGAACTACCCTAGCAGGAAGGGCAGCATTGCCATCGGCTCGAGATCCGCTTGCGGAACCCAATACGTCTGACGCTCACGATGGTACTCGGGTTGCTTGGCATCGACACCAAACTTGAATCCGCGCAGATCCACCGACGATTCGTGGACGATAGCCAGAATGTACGGCGACTTGTCTTTGTCAGCTTCACGCACCAGCAGATGGGCATCGGGCCACGTCGATGACCGAACCTCGTACCGACCCACGTCACCAGGCAACTCGGACAGACGCTTGTTCGTCGCCGGCTGCCAATGAATATTCAGGTACTTCGACACCGCGTACTCGCCCATCATCCCAATGATGTCAATCTCCCAATAGTTCCGACGCTCGTCGGCACCGTACAACTGGGGACGGTTCTTCTTCATGCTCGAGATACGACGCTGCACACCAGCCGTGGCTGCGTGAAACAGTTCGTATTCGTCAAGCTCTACGATGTTGCGAGAGTTCGATGACTTCTGCTCCATGATCCCTCCTTGCATAGTGCAGGGTCGCATACCCCTTCAGTAGGTCGGCACCGAACCGGTCACGGAACGTGGCACACCAATGATCCTTCTCGGCTTCGGTCATGTCACCCCACCTGCCGAACACGATGCCGATCTCGGCTCCGCTCCCGATGGCCATTACTGCACCTCGTAGATTTCGTCGCCGTTCTGCATGAACTTGATGATCATCTCGAGGTCGCTGACCCGACGACGTGCGGCATCCCGCTCGGCGCGGGCTTTCCAAATGTCATCGAGCATCTCCATCGAGTTCTCCCAGATGATGCGGTCGCCGGCATGATTCAGTTTGTCAACCATTACGCACCGCCTTAAGTTCCGCCCGCAAACGATCAACTTCTTGATTCGCCGTAAAGTTTTTGTCCGCAATAATTGAACACATCTCCTCGTAATAGGTGCGTTCTTTCCGTAGGCGTTCATTCTCCGCCTGCAACTCCGCATACGCCGGACAGTCCTTACAGGTATACGGCGTACCCGAGTTGAACGGTTTCCATTTCATGACGGATATTCCTCCCACGACCACTCCGTAATCTTGTGCAACGGATTAGTGCAACCATCGTGCCAGACTGCCGAATACTCGTCGCAAGCATCGCATTGCCACAACTCATACAACGTCTGCATGAGACGCTTAGCCTGCAGGTCGTTCATCAGTAACCAGCCTCCTTCAGCAGATCGACCCACCACGACACCGGCATCACGGCGTACCAGTCACCCACTTGCAGAGTACCCCTGCGCTTGATGACAGCCACACCAGTCTCAGCATTGGCATTGTTCACTTCCTCCTTCAACTCCGAGATGAACTCGGCCAACGTGATCTTCGCGTGATCCTTCACCTCGATGACCACGCCAGGTATCCCCGTAATGTCACCCTTGTCCAATGCCCCGTGCAACGCCCGACGCTCGGCATACGGGAATCCGTTCTGGCGCAGGAACTCCACGACACCAGACTCGGCCCGCGTCCCCTTAGCCCTCTGCTTGCTCACCCATTTCCTCCTTCCTCATGGCGAGATACTCGCAACCGTTGAAATGTCCAGTCATGGACGACAGCACCAGCACACCGCAGGCACAGAGGGTAATCGGGATCGGACCTTTGTCGGTCGTCAACCGAAACGAAACGACCTGATCAATCTGCATCACGTTTCTTCTCCGCATCCTCGTACGCAACGATGGCGTACTGCCAACCAGGAATGTCCGCAGGGTGCAGGTTGTAGAACCTTTCGGCCACAGCCTGCCAACGCTTCCGCTCGGCAGTCTCTTCACGCAACTGTTCGGTCAGCGATTCGATAGCCCGCTGCGCATCCCGTGCGTAATACTCCCAAATCTCGTCAGCCATTACTTCCCCCTCTTGTTGTTGTACTTGTGGATCCACCACCCGACGATCAACACACCAGCTGTCACGATGTAGCCGGTCATCATCCAGCCCATCGCCTCCTCAAGAGTCATCAGACCGTACCCTCCTGCACCTGCTGCACCGCCTGCTTCAACAGCCGACGGAACAGCGACGACCGCGAACAATCGTAGGCTTTGCAGAGAAGATCCATCTCGACCTCTTGGCTGGGATCGATGCGGAATGACACCATCTTGGACGACGGCTGCTGACCAGTCGGGTCAACCGTTCTGCGATTCGGCATGACTAACCCCGCTGTGCTTTGAGAGTCTTGAACGCTTCACGCAGAGCCGCGAGGTCGGACTCAAAGATGTCCTCTTCCCAGGTGATGCCGGCAACCGAAGCCATCTGACGCGGGTCGATACCCGACTTGGCGCAGGCCGCCTGCAACTGCTGACGCTGTGAGTCGGTGATCACCTTGCTCGGATCGCTCGGGGATTCCCCGGCAGGCGGTGGCGTGGTCGGGTTCTTGACAGCCGTGCCAACCTTCTTCTGCACAGGGGCAGCAGGCTTTGGGGCTGCCGGTGCGTGATCGACATCGTCCCATTCCTGCTTCGTCCACAGCGCGAGGCAGATACCGAAACGCATGGCCGCGTTACGAATGAAATCGCTGACCAGTTCTTTCAGTAGGTCGCCCTTGTTGTGCTGCACCGAGCCGATGCCGAGACGACGAACACCGTGGATCGTCATCCAGCCAGCCATGTGAGCCATGCCATTCTCGACGCGGTACGCGGGCAGACCTTGGTCATCGAACGCGACCGGCTCCCACGTCCAGTTATCATCGATCTCGATGAGCATCTTCGTTACGTCGGCGTGGCCAACAAAGTCGAGGGTCGTTCCACCCTTGGGCAGCTTGCCGACAATCTTCGGATCCGGCACACCGTACTTCGCCAGGACATCGCCCAGCCCAACCTTCTTCTCACTCATGCCTTGTCCCCTTTCAGGATCAATGTTCTGCTGATGGATTCCTTCGTGTATTGCGCGGCAACGTCTGGGTTCTCGTCAACGAAACGCTTCTGATCGAACCGCTTGGTTGTCTTACCCTTCCACGTTGCGACCGTCACCCCGTTGAGGGTGGCGACTTCAGCGGTGCCGATCAACTCGCACAGCTCCGCTTTCAACTTGTCCTCAAGTTCGCCGTACGACTTGAGTTCGCTCTTGACGTGCTTCAACTGAGCGAGCAGTTCTGCTGCCTCGGTCGGCAGTTCTCGAGTCTCGGAGGGTTCAGGCTCGGCAAACCGCTGTGTGACCGTCTCGTACGTCCACTTCACACCAGTAGGGGTCATGCCCAACTCAATGCTGTTCAGCCACGACTCGCAGGCCGCGATGTGTTCAGCCTTCTCGGCCTCGGTCACTTCCTGCTTGTGCAGAAACAACTGCATCGAAGAATCGAACACGGCCCACAGGATCTCGTCCACGTCGGCGCAGATCGCCTGGTGGATACCCTGAAACTTCCAGTAGTCGGGCAGTTCGCCTTCCCACGGCTTGTTGCGTGACTTGATCTCAACCACCTTGCGGATGTCGCCGTCCTCGTAGAACAAGTCAAGCGTGGCGATGAGCCTCGCACCGTTGTCGGTGTCGTAGCAGAACATCTCTTTCGGCTCGGCGTAATCAACACCGGTGCGTTCAATTACCCAGCCTCCAATAACCGGCTCGAGATCGGTGCCGCGCTGCATGGCCCACGTTGCCTTTTGTGGCTGCGGTGGTACACCCGCGAGCATCTCAGCTGCGTAGGCATCCTTCGGCACGAACGGGTGCTTGTCGTAGATCGCTGCACACGGCGATGCGCTGATACGCAGGTTGTGTTCTGCGTCCCAGTAACGATCCTCGAGCCACCCCTGCGAGCCGTGTGGCTGCTTGGCGATGCGGTATCTCTTGCTTCCCATTTCCCCTTCTCTCTTGTTAGGTGTATGACGTTATGCGGTCAACATACACGATGGGTGTCAGACAGACAACCTCTTCGTGAATGCCTCCATGAATTGGATGTGCCTCACCATCCCTTTCGGAATGTGCAAGACGTGATCAAAATCTAGGTCGGGGGTGTAACTCTGAGCGAGCGTGATGTGTTCAGGCTTGCCACCGCGTTCCGTTTCGATGATGAAACCGCACGACTGAACCAGGTATTCGGACTTGTCGTCCGTGTCCAGTTCAGCCCAATGCTCTGCGCCGGAATGGGCATCAGCCCACACCACCACGACCGTCGGATACCCCTCTGACTCTGTCATACCGCCACCCTAACAGGCGGGTGTCACGCGATCTGTTTATGGCGGATCTGGGCCAAAAGTTCCTTCTCGACCGCCTCAACTGCCTTGATCAGTTCGTCCTGCTCGGGGCCATGTGCCACAACGCGAGACAGGTATTTGTGTATTACAGAAAGTGTTTGTGCCGTCATAGGGATCGGCAACCTAGCACCCCGAAACGTACTAAATCTCGCCCTTCAGATGGTCGTCAATATGGTTGTCCAGCTTGGTTTCGATCCGGTTCAGAGAGTCCGCAACGACGTTGTGATCGTTCTTATTTTCTTTCCGCATGACTTGCACAAGGGCCGCTAAGACCGTGCCGACAGCCGCTATCGCTGCGACGATTATCCCCTCGCTCATTCCCATCGAATCCCAGATCCGTAGCGTTCCCGAGCGTCACGAACAAGAAATGTAAAAGCAGCAACAGTACCGAGCAGCAGACCGCCAGCAACAAGAACAAGACGACGGCCCATTTCAAGCCTTGCGTCCCTTCTTCTCTTTGCGGGTCGGCTTGGCGATCTTCGTCGCCTGAGACACCGAACGCGAAAGTATCTCAGCCGGCAGGTTGTCACAGTCGTAGCAGATCAGGTGCCAAATCTCAAAGTTCGGGTTGGACGTATCTTCCACTTCCCACGACCAGCCAAAACGGTCAGCGTTGGCGACCAGCCAATCGACGTGTTTCTGCGAGGATCCGAGGCTGACCAGTTTCTTGTTGACAATCGCCGCAAAGTCCTGGGCCGTCCCCCACCCATGCTTACTCGTACCAGGTGTCCCCGCCGGTGCCATGCCTTCCTTGAGAAAAAAAACTTTCCCCTTGTAGGTGCGGGTAACTTGCGGGATCCGCTTCGTAGCCTTCTTGGAGTACCGCGAATCGAACAGCGCGATCTGTTCCTTCAGCGAGCGGAACGCCCCGACGTGGCTGAACTCGAGGCCGTCAGCCTTGGCTGCCTCGCACAGAGCCTCCCACGCCGCCGCAGCCTTCCAGTAAAGCTGCCCGTAGGGCTTGATGTTCGACAGCAGGTGCGGGGGAATGTCGCCGTTGGGACACTTCTCCAGTTCTGACGGCACCACAAACTTGCGGACAGGGTACTTCACTCGTCATCCTTTATCTCGTAGTACGCGGTGACCACCATCGCCAGAAGCAGAACCCCCGTGATCCACAGGGCTTGGCGACGGGTGGCCCCCGAAAGAGTAATGATGACGTAGGACGACCCACACATGGCCGCAATGATCGCCGCAGTCTGGGTCAGGTACTTACGCATCGGATCGAATCTATCATTTGCGCCTACCCACCACCGCTGGGGCAGCCACCATCACAGCCCCGACCGCCACCAAAACCCGCCGTTCGGCCACCGTGATCTTGGAATCCGCCGGCACATAGTTGTCCAAGCCAGCCGAGAAGATGTTGACCTCGTTCTCAAACTCCCGTTTGACTTCGGTCGGGGCTACCGAAATCACTTCAACGATGGCATCCAACTGGGATTCGGTCAGGGTGTCTAGGTTCTCGGCAATCACGTCAATGGCGGCAGCCACCTGCTCGGGGGTTGCGTCAACCGACAGTACCTCTACCGCCTCAAGCGGCGATTGGGGGATCGTCTGGATCGTCGTCGTCGTCGGGGTCGGTATGACCGTAACAGCCGTCAAGCCGGTGTTTGGTGGGACTGTGGCCACATTCGCAATCAAAGATGACGGAGAGGTCAACGTCGTTGGAGGTGAGGTCGTAGTCGTCGGGGATGGCCTTGAAGGAGCCGAACTGCTCGATGGCCTCGGCAACAGAGATGATGTAGTTGTTGATGTGGAGGATGATTCCGATGCAGGGAACGTCGTCTCCGTAGAGGTCGTAGTCAGCTCCGTCGAGGTGGTCAAGGCTGGCAGGCTCGTAGTCGATGTCGTCGTGGTTGGGTCGGGCTGTGTCGTCGTAGTGCTGGACGATGTCGGCAAAACGGTGGTAGTCGATGGCTCGCTCGTAAGCGGCTCGCTGCTCGTCGTCGTCTGCCATGTCGCCAGCGTACTACTCGGCTCCGGCTCGGTGGTCGTAGTCGTTGACGTGGTAGTCGTTGTGGACTCTTCGGTCGTCGTTGTGGCCACCTCGGTTGTCGTTGTAGAGATTTCCGTAGTAGTCGTCGTCGCTTCGACAGTCGTCGTGGTTTGCGATGTGGTCGGCACCACAGCCTCCACGTTCGTCTCTAGGTCGTACTGCACCCCAGACCACCATGCGTCAGGGTTGCCGCAGCAGACCCCCGCTCGAAGGCGATACCAGCCAGGTTCGACCTGCACCTCAAGCCGAGACTGCAACCCGTACCAGTCATCATTTTGGGCAAGAAGTTGACCATCCCCGTTGTACAGCCACAGCATCGGATCCGACCCATAGCCAGCAACGGCATACGTCCGCACCGAAAAAGTTGAGGTGGTATCAAACTGATACCAGTAGTCGGTTGCTTGGGTGACGCGGACGTTCTCCGCGCTGGCCGTCGTTGCGACGAGAAGAAGAAGTAGACCAGCTGCCGCCGAGACGGCTTTACTCAGCCGACGGAACTTCAGGCTTCTTCCCGAAGGCGATGGCAACTTCTTCCTTCGACAGGACACCGTCCTCAGCCCAGAACTTCAAGAGTTGCTCGGTCACCTTGGCGGCGGCCATGAAGCCTGCAAGACACGCGGCCTTCCACAACTCGACATTGATGATCGCGCCACCGGCAAGGGCGGCAAGAGCCGACGAGCCGAACACGGCAAACACGCGACCGATGACGGATTGGATCTTCATGAAAGTGCTTCTCCTGTAATCGGGTCAATAAGGCCGTTTCCTGTTGCAGACCAACCAGCGTTTTCTAATTCAGCACGTTCTTCTTCTGTCATTTCACGCTCGGTAATTTGTCCCGTAACGCAATCAAAAGATTGAATTTTTGGCTTCACTTAAACCTGCCTATATCCGTAACACCGAAATGTGCCTTGCGTTATGTTGCCTATGCTGTTGTAGAACCGCATGGTCGTGTACTGGGTATTCGTGTTGTTGCCACCTGCGGCCCATCCAGCGTAACTAACACGACCCATATAGTTGCCCATAAAACCAGTCCGTGTCGCTCGTTGCGGATCGATAACGTCAAATGTATATGACGAAATGGAACCTGCCGCGTTATCAGACAGTCCGATATACCACGCTCCGACATCATTGCCACGAACCGTTCCAGTCAGGCCACCATCTGCGCGATCGTAATATGCGCTTGAAAAATAACCCGTAGCGCCAAGTGTGGTTCCCATGTAACCATACAAAACGCCTTGCGTGTCGCACAACAGATCGCTAATAACAAACCGATAGTTTGCGTATTCGGAACTAAAAATGTTGGAAAACTCAACAGTTGCGGTCGAACCTGTGACGGTTTGGACTCCTAAGTAAACCAATCCACCCGCCTCGGCCCATTTCACGCCATTTGTCGCGCCAGAATCAACAACTAACGCCTGACCATTCGTTCCACCGACGGCAAGACGAGCAACCGTGTCAGCCGCAGAACCAACGAGCAGATCGCCCTTAGCATCAATGACCGTGTTCTGCGTATCGGCAACCCACTTGAGGCCAGTCGTCTCGCCCGACGCGGCGACAAGCCTGTGGTTGTTCGTGCCAACACCAAGACGCGCCGGATCGGATCCGTCGTTGGAAACCAAGTCACCCTTGGTTGTCATCGTGGATGCAAGTTTGTTCGCCTGGTCAGCGTCAATCGAGGTGAAAACGGGGTAGCAGGTAGCACCAGAATCGTGGCTGGCGGCCAACGTGCCGTCCACACCACGGGTCACCGACGACAGCGAACCGCTTGACCGTGACCCAACAAACACTTTCTCTTCGGTGGACAGACCTGGATCAATGACCATGTAGAAGCCACCGCCAGCGGTAGCAGGCCAGCCGGTCGTCGTGCCGCTGATCGAAAAAGACGTGGCAGAGCTATTGATCGTGGACGACAAGGTGCAAGCTGCTGCACCTCCCGCATACGAACGTCGTGTAGGTAGTGGCATTTCTCTCCAGTTAGACCGATCTCATGGTAACAATAGCAGTACCCTCAAACACGTTGCGCCGCTCCACCACGTCGTACTGCTGGAAATCGACCTCTTCCACGATTACGGAATACTGGTCGGTTCCCTCTTGGTAGTTGACAACGCGGGGGTCGGAGATCAGGCCACGCAGTTCGGACAGTTCCTCTTCCACGTCAAAGTAGTAGTCCGTCCCCCAACGGTTGATGACGCTGTGGACCATCACCGGCACACGGAACACCTCCGAGCGGGCTGGGGCTGCGTAGGCTCGAGCCATCCAGCGGGTCATTGTCGGGCCGACGGCACCCGAGTCGCGGTTCAGGGTGAACTTGAGGCGGGCCTCAATGAACTTGGTCTGGGGCGGGTTGCTGGTCGATTCGTAACTGAGCGGGACGGTCTGCCCCGAAAGCACGGTGTATGCCCCGCCGTCAAACGAGATTGACGGGATGATCGTGCCGTAAAGTTGGCGGGAACGGGTGTCAATTTTGGCAATGAACTTACGGTCTGGGATGCCCCATTGGTAAGTGCCAGTCGTCAAGACACCCGACGACACCAAGTTGGCCGAGTCCTCGGCAATGACCCCGACACCCGAAACGCTGAACACGGCCTTGTCATTGAAGATCACGACAGACAATACGGTCGCCGTAATTGGGACCGCGCTGGTGCCATACATCAGATCAGTCGCGTATGCCGGCGTGTTGGCACCCGTGAAGTTGGCGAGATCCAGCCGACCCAAACCACCAGAATACCCGTCGTAGTTGGTCAGGGTGTACCACACGAACCGGTCGTCGGCAGCGATGTCGTAGACGGGGTAACTCGTCGGGATCAAAGCACCCGCGACCAGGTTGGCATTGGAGTCAGTCGAGCAATAGCGAATGCCCTTGTTGGTGCCAAGCAGGATGTAGCCCAGATACCCGAGGATGCTGGTCGGGTATTCACCAGTTGGTAGTTCCAGCGCAACAATCGGATTCTCGAGGGTTGTGCCGTCGCTCTTCAAGGACAGACGGTAGACCACGCCACGGTCGGTGTTACGACCCGCAACGTAGACCGCGTTCTGGCCACCCGTGATGCCAGCGCAAACAAAAGCCTGGTTGGCGAACTCTGCCACCGGAGTGCCGTGCGATGTTGCAGTGGCGTACGGGACGATGTGGATATGACTGTCCGACGTATCGTTGTGGAAGCCGAGAACGAAACCTTTCCCGAAACCGAGCTTAGTGTAGTTCGTGTTGCTAGTAGTGGCGTAGTGGGCTGCCACCGATGCGCCACCAACCGCACCCATGTAGATGCCAGAACTTGCGTACGCAACATAAATCTGCGAACCGTCAGTCGTGATGTCGTTGATCGCAGCAGCCGGCCCACCAGTCACCGTCGTCCACGATGGAGTGGCAGCGTACGGATTCTGCGTGTACTTGAGGGTCTGGTTGTCCCCGACATACAGATAGCCGTTGACCTCGATCATCGGCAGGTTGGTGGCAGCAGAGGTCAGCGCAGACTTGGTCGCATTCAACAGCGAAAGCTGACCCTTCGTCCAGACATTGATGCCCTTGGATTCCTCAAAACGGTACGCAACCGAGTCGGCCACATCCGCACGACCCTGCCCCGCACCCAAATGCCACGAAGCCTCGCCACGCCGCCACAAACCACCCGTCGAAATAGACGATTCGCCAGGGGCAGTCGAGATGTCTTGTGAGTCACGGACACGCTGCTCAAAGCCACGCGCATACTGGCCCGACTTGACATCAACCATGTACGCACGACCATTGATCGCCACAGGAAAAACGTCAGGGACAAGGGTCGCTGAAGGCTTGCCCGTAAAGAACGCCTCAGCAGGCGAGAACCTGACCGTGAGGTGATTCGTGAACGGCGTAGCCACGTTACGCCTTTGTCATCAGCGTCGGGTATTGACGCGCCAACCTCATCGCTTCAGCGGTGATGCGGTCACGACGCAACCGCAACAGAGCCTGCATCGAATTACCCACCGCCCCCTGCGGAACCTCGTCCGCTCGGCGGGTATCCCCCTGAGACTCGGTAAAATTACGCTTGATCTCTCGAGGCGACATGAGGCGGATCTGCACACCCAACGCCAGAATGTCATCGCATGATGCTGGCACACCGCTCACCGTGGTCACGTCCTGCGATTCGGCAGTCAGCGCGGTGAACGGCGACTTGTAGACGATACGCAGACGGCCAGCCAAAACAGCCTGATCCATGCGGAGAGCGACACCAGTCGGAAAATCGTCGGTCGGAACGTCACGCATGAGACGAAACTTCCGCACCGGAATGTAGTCATCGGTCAGATACCGCACCGATACCGACAAAATGTCCTGAATGTTTGACGTACCAGTCAGGTCGATCATCGTGTCCGAGCCGTTGTAGTCAAGGTTCAGCGACGTAACCTTGAACAGCCCGTTCGTCGGGGACGACAAATCGGCCAGTTCGTCGTTGAGTGCTTCAAGCATTTGGTTGCGTGGGAAACGCGGGTTGACCGTCACCAAAGCGTTCGCGTCGTGGGCAGCAGCAGTCGTGCCGTTGAACCCACGCTCAACAGTTGCGGACTTGGCACCAACCGAAACCGCCCAAACGTAGAACAGTTCCGAGTCAATCTCAAAAACCTGACCCTGTCGGATTCCCTCGAGGTCGTACGAGAACGTGACCGTGTCCGTGGATGCGTTGATAGAAGCCGCAAGCTTGTTGCGCTGTTCAACCGTCCCCGACAGGAGTTGCCTGTTGGCGCGGGTAATGATCGTGCTGGCTGTGGTCACTTCTTCTTCTTGCGAGCCTGCGTCAAGGCAATGGCAACAGCCTGCTTCTTGGACGTGACAACAGGTCCACCCTTACCAGAATGCAGGGTGCCACGCTTGTACTCGCCCATGACCTTCTGGATCTTGGCTTTCTTGCCACGCATCGACTTAGCCATTACTTCTTCTTGCTGCCCATTTTCTTGGCGGCCTTCTTCATCGGCTTGCCAGTCTTGGCTGCTTCCTTGGCTGCGGCCATCTTGCCGGCCTTCGTGTACGCAAACTTCTTCTTACCGACCATCGGCATCGGCACACCTCCTGTTGACGGGACCGACGACGATATTACCGTATGTCTACCAAGCTTTGCAGGACCAGTAGCGAGCCTTGGTCTTGGGGCCAGGATCTGCACAGTTGTGCCTCGCACGGAAATTGGACCGGCGACCAGGCTGGTTCTTCTTGATCGTCATGTTCGGATCCCCGAAAGTGACCCGCTTGACCTTGCCACCGTCCGAGACGTAGACCACGGATTTCTTGCGTCCGTAACTCGGCTCGCCCTTGCGGATCGGGCGTGGCTTGTTCAGGCTGACTTTCTTGCCCTTGTACTCAGCCATCACTTACCCATCCGTCGAGCGGCAGCATTGTCCACAAGGTTCGGGTATGGCCGCCCAGCCTTCTTCGCCCGAGACTTGGCAAACGCCTTCTGCTTCGGGGTCAACGGAGTCGATTTCTTGTTCGGATTCTTGGTTTCCCAAAAGTCTTTTTTCTGTTTCACGCCATCACCACCTTGCCAGCATCGTACAACACTTGGTATTGGCCGTCGGTGATCGTCGCCGTTTCGCCCTTACGCAGCCGGACTTTGTTCTTGCCGATGTCCGCATCGACGTTGTCCAGCACCTTGACTTGTATCCACGAAACGGATTCCACCCACTCGTTTGTGGATAACAGCGTCCCTTCGGGCAGGGTTGTCAACATCTTCTGCACAGCGTTATCCCACGAAAACTCGTCCACCTTGGGGGCATTGGCCCATGCTTGAGTCTTGTATTTGCTGAAGTTTTCGTAGTGATCCTTCATCAACTCGCAGAGTTCGTCCAGATCAGGTTCGTCCCACATACCGCCGATCACCGCCGGCGACTTGCCGCACTTGACCCGACCCGTCGCCAAATGCGAAAACTGGATCTGGCCAGTCGTGAGGCTGACAATCGTCGGGACACCCATCGCAATGGTCTGCAACGGCATCAGCCCGAAACCCTCACCTCGAGACGCGGCGATGAAGCAGTCTGATTCGGCAAACCAACGGCACTTGTCGTCGTGGCTCATCCACTTCCGATCCAGATACACGTTCGGGCCGAGGTCAGTCTTGGGGACATCCGAGGCGTGGGGTGCAGCCTTGATCCGCAAATCGGCATCGGGCAGACCCAGCTTGTGGAATGCCTTTACCACGATGTCCAGACCCTTGCGCCACCACAGACTGCCACCGGCACGAAACTGAAAACGATCCAGACGTGGCACCTCAATCGCAGGGTATTCCTTGCGGTCTACGCCCAACGGCACAACCTTGACAATCGGGTGATGCTCCGCGAACCGTTCTTGGTCAATCTCGTTCGGGACGACGATCATGTCGTACAGCGGCAGGTAGCGAAGAAAACTCGACGGGATCTTGTCGCTTTCCCACATGGTATTCAGGACGCGGTATTGGCCAGCCCACCAGCCGTGGCATGACTGGGGGATTCCCATGTGAACGCTTACCGATGCTTTATCATGCAACACAACACCCGCCGGCAAATGCGACGTGAAACCACGCCAATGTTCGCCGTAACCAAACCGTGCGTCCGAAAACCCGCCCCAATGCTGATAGTTGGTAGCCATGACTGACCCGCAGAAAACCCTTTCGATTTACATCCCCACATGGGAACGCCAAGAATTGCTGAACAATCTACTTGCCAGCATTGAACCACAGATGACTGACGAAGTTGAAGTGTTCGTATCGGTCAACAAATCGTCACAACCGTATGTTCTGCCTGACTGGGTGAAATACCGCGAAAACCTCTACAACGTCGGTGGGGACGCGAACATCGCCATGTGCCAAGTCTCAACAACCGGAGATTATTTGTGGGTCATTGGCGACGACGAGGTTCTTACCGAGGACGCGATCTCCACAACGCTGGCCGCGATACGCACAGAACCTGGGCTGATCTTCCAAGTACCCAAATCCGATAATTGGCGGATACCGATGGGCGTGACCTACCCGAACTACAAAGCCTTTTGCGAACACCTACTGGCAACAAAAAAAGGCTGGATCATCCCTGCCCACAGTCTGATCTCAACAAACACGTTTCCCCGAGACGCTTGGTCTGCCGATTCCTGCCTCGCCCATTTTGATACTCATTACGGATTTCACTACGCAATGCTGGAAAACCTTTTCAACAAACCAGTTCATGTTGTCGCCAAACCGACCGTCATTGTCGGCAAACACCCATCAATATTTCTACATGACCAAGCTGTAGTTGGTGATTTCATGAGTATGTACCCACGCATCGTGTACGACTTTCTTGACTTCATTACCGAACACACGGGTGTGCAGATCCCGCGAGCCGTGTTCAGGGGCGGATTCCCCGAAGCCTAACGATTCGGCAGAATGCCAGTTTCTACCTGCCACGCCTCTTTCGCGCGGCGTTCCACTTCGGCGGCTCCGTCGATTTTTTTCGGCTGCAACCCGTTCTGCCGTAGTCTCTTGTAGGCCGGCATATCTTGCTGCCAGCCACGCTCACGCTTGTTGATCTCATCGACCACCGCGCCTCGACTTGTCGTCGTATTCGTACCCATGCGGATGCCAGCAACCTTGCAACCAAAACAGCCCTCCATGTCTAGGTTGGGATGCACTTCTTGATGCTTCACGTTATGTATGCCCCGTATCCAGCAGCAGTCAGGTCAGCGACCTCCTGCTCGTCCACTTCGATGTCGTGGCCCCCATAATAGACCTTGACGATCAGGTCATAGTCGGACGGTTGTCCGTCGGTGTAGGTGCCGTCAACAAGTTTGTAGATGTTGCGACCGCGTGACGCATTGCGGATGTGGTAACCAAGTTGGTTGGCGAAGCGTTCGTCAATGGAAAGTGGGAATGCCCCACTCGGATCTTCTGGCAGTACGAATGCCACAAAGTTGTCGGTTGGTGGTCTGAATGTAGCCATTAGGTGATGTACGCTCCGTAACCCGCTGCGGTCAATTCTCCCACTTCGGTGTCATCCAAGAAAATGTCGTGACCACCGTAGTAGACCTTGACGACAAGTTCAGGGCGACGGGGATCCGTGGTTGTGTACGTCCCGTTGGTCAGCTTGTACAAATTGTCAGCCCGCAGACCTTTCGGCGTGAACGAGAACAGCCGGTCCGCGTCGGTTTCCCCGAGCCTCTGGGCGTAGCCCACCTTCTGTTTGGCGGGGACGCGGAAGATCCGAGACTTGACCCACACCGCCGTGCCAGACCCGTTGCCCGTGTTCGTCCCCGACACCCGAACGACCCTCGCCCCTACAACGACCTGTGTGCCTGCCCCAGATCCCGTGGCGGTTCTTGGCGCAATATGTAGCCCAGACGCAGCAGACGAGCCTACAGAGGCGTTAAAAGCCGTTCTGGGGGCAATGTGCAGCCCGTCAGCAGCCGATGTCCCAGCCCCAGATCCTGTGGCCATCCTGGCTCGAGTCGAGGAACCATCCGCCGTTGCCGACCCAGTCCCAGAACCCGTCGCCGTACGAATGACAACGATGACTTCGACCGACGACGACGTGCCAGCCCCCGAGCCGGTAGCGGTACGGGCGTAGACGATAGCCCCAACAGCTGCGCCTGCACCCGTACCTGACCCCGTTGCCGTGCGGACACGAATGTAATCCCCATCAGCCGACTGCGTACCCTGCCCAGATCCTGTTGCCGTACGCGGCGCAATGTGAACACCTGTTACTGAAGCCGATCCCGTGCCGGATCCTGTGGCCGTCCTCGGTGCGATGTGTAGACCTGCAACGGTTGCAGATCCCGTACCCGACCCCGTCGCAGTACGCGGAGCGATATGCACCCCAGTAGCAGACTGCGTCCCTGCACCAGAACCCGTCGCGGTGCGGAACTTGATGACAACATTGACCGTCGTCGCGGTACCAGTACCAGACCCTGTGGCCGTACGATCCTTGATCGGGCCAAGGTAAAACTGCCCACCATTGACAAACCCGAAGGTGAAGTCTGTGAGCCTGTCAAGCGGCGAAGCCACCGCCTACCCCGCTAGTCCAGCGACAGCGTCAGCGATGTGATCTGAAAAGTGTCGCCCGCCGTAACAGCAGCCGAAGATGACAACGCACCCGACCACAAGCAGTTGCCAGCAGAAGCGTTGTCCCACAACGACCAATGGCTGTACGTCTCGGTTGCGGCGACGTTCGTCCATTCCAGCGTTGCCGACGAAGCCAACGATCCGCTCGATGCAGCAGACCACGACACCGACTTGCGGGTCGTCTCCGTCGCAGCGTTCGACGTGCCAGCCTCACCAGGGTCACCGGTGTGCAACTTGACGTAGGTTGTGGTGACCGCAAACGACTGGTTGCGAAGCGTGTCAAGCAGAGCGTTCTCGGCGTAGTTGGAAATCGACATGGGTTACCTCGTTCGTGATAATAGCAAAAGCCCCCCGCTTGCGCAGGGGGCCGATGCTACACGGGTTGGTCGTGTCAGTTGGAGCCGATGCTCGAGGCCGACTCGATGCGGCGGAGGCTTGCCTCACGGAAGCGTCCGTAGCCACCGAGCCAGTACCAGCCAATCGGCTGGAGGCGCATGAGAAGGTCGGTCACGTTGCCGCGAACGATCTTCGGCATGGAGCCGTTGCCATCGGTGAT